AAAGAACATTCCAGAGATGGATTATCACGACAGCAATCTTTCGTTCATGTTCGGTGTCGGTGGAGAGGATAAGAAGAACTCTTCAAGTTGGATTCTGAACAATTGGCAAAAAGACTAAAATGAGATATCTTTCAGTTTGCAGTGGAATTGAAGCAGCAACCGTGGCGTGGCATCCTCTTGGATGGACGCCGGTTGCATTTAGCGACATTGAACCATTTCCATCTGCTGTTCTCGCGCATCACTACCCGAATGTTCCAAACCTAGGAGACATGACAAAATATGAAACGTGGAACCTCAAAGAAGGTGACATCGACCTACTCGTCGGGGGAACCCCCTGTCAATCTTTTTCAGTTGCAGGACTCAGAGGAGGTCTTAAAGATCCAAGAGGTGGCCTCATGCTTACCTACCTTGAGATCGCTGAACGTCTACGGCCTAGATGGATTGTCTGGGAAAATGTCCCCGGAGTCCTGTCATCCAACGGAGGAAGGGATTTTGGTTCCTTCCTCGGGGCGCTGGGGCAACTGGGGTATGGGTGGTCCTACAGAGTCCTTGACTCTCAATGGGTCAGAACACAACGGCATCCGAACGCCGTCCCGCAAAGACGGCGACGTGTGTTCGTTGTCGGATGTCTTGGAGACACAACCAGTGCAGCCAAGGTTCTTTTTGAGCGCCAAAGCGTGCTCCGGGATTCTGCGTCGCGCAGAAAGAAGGGCGAGGAGATTGCCTTTGGTTCTGGAGAAAGCACTTCAAGCAATTGCGTCACAAGCCACGAAATAGCCCCGTGTCTTGAAACTACCTGCCACGATTACAGCAGGGCAGATGGCTTTGCTATGGTGGCCCAGGAGGTTTCTGGAACTCTTGGCACTCGCGGTGTTAGATCTCATACTGAATTGGATGGTCATGGCGCATACATACCCGTGCCGTTCACCAAATCAAAGAGAGCCCAGTCCAACACAGATGATGAGACTTGGGTTGAAGGTGATGTTGCACCTACGCAAAATATTTTTGATTCCGGTGATACCCGTGCAACCACTGCGGTTGTCCAGTCCATGTCTGTTCGTAGATTGACTCCAATTGAATGTGAGAGGCTTCAGGGCTTCCCTGATAACTACACTAGCATTCCTTGGAAGAACAAGTCTGCTGATGAATGTCCCGATGGTCCTCGCTACAGGGCGCTTGGCAACAGCATGGCCGTGAACTGCATGGAATGGATCGGAGAACGCATTGCAATGGTTGACTCTTCCCGTTCTTGATGTATACTATAACCAATGACCGAGACTCGCAACCTTATCGACTATTACCACTATTGGAACCACGATGCTATTATTGCAGATCTTGACAGCAAACGTCATAATTTTTCTGTGGTATGTTGCAACATTGGTAACGATTTCAATATTGCTACCGTCATTAGAAACGCTAACGCATTTCTTGCGAAGGAAGTTGTCGTCTACGGTAATAAGAAATATGATCGTCGTGGGACTGTTGGAACCCATCACTATACTAATTTCAAACATGTACGAGATATTGATTCACTGGCCGACTATGTTGCATCGCTTGCTGGCCCGGATGGGATTGGTAAGGCCATTAAAGTAATTGGCGTGGACAATGTGCAGGACGCGAAGGATGTTAACGCATACGAGTTTGATAGTAGCCACCATTACGTCTTTGTGTTCGGCCAGGAGCAAATCGGCATTCCTCCAGACGTAATAAATATGTGTGATGACATTCTTTACATTCCGCAGTATGGCTCTGTGAGAAGCATCAATGTTGGTTGTGCAAGTTCAATTATTATGAATAATTACTGCGCTAAAATTCATTCCTCTGTAGTGTAACGGTAACACGAGAGACTTTGGATCTCTTTTTCTAGGTTCGAATCCTAGCAGAGGAATTTTGGAGATTAATATGAAACCTATTGGAAAATGGATATTGGCTAAGGCTTTGATCGGTGGTCAAAAGACCACAGAGGCTGGAATCATTTATAACGAGAAATCAACTTCAAAAATTATCCCAGCACAGGTTCTTGCTGTTGGAGATAAACTTACTGAAGATATTCAGGTCGGTGATACCATATGGTGGGATGTGTCAAAGATCAAAGATGGTTATGGTGGCAACCATTTGGTCAAGCAAGATTGGGTTGAATTTGTAGAGAGAAATTAACCATTTCTGAACCATAGGAAATCTATATAGTTATCCTATGCTATATAAAATCAAAGATTCATTAGACTTCATCTTCGCTAACTGGAAATTCTTCAGTTTTCTTTTTGCTCTTGGGCTTATTGGTCTTGGGGTTCTCGGTCACGGTCTCTGGTGCGTTTATAGGGACAGCCGGGCTTGATTCTATTGGTGTAACCCAATTTACTGGCATGTCCATATACACATCATAATTTTCTAAGAACTGTTTAAACTTTTTCATAAACTGAGTCTTTCGTCTTGTTTCAATTTTAAAAGTTGATTCATTTTATCAAAGTATCCCAAGTTTCTAAGTTCTTTGAATATCAAATTACCTACACCAAACTCACCACTCTGCATTAAACTAGAAACTCTGAGATCTTTTACTATTTTCTTTAATTTTTTAATTTGATCTTCATCTTGGGTATCTCCAAGTGCAGTATCTAATTGAGACTTATAGTAATTTACTTCCTCACTGCCAGGAATATCGCCCAACTTCATTTCTAAATTAGTTGGTTTAGATAACCATTCATTCTTCAACAAACTGAATACACCTTGATTTTCTGGAAATTTGTCATCAATATCTTGTGCTGATATTTCAACATTGATTCCGTAAATACTAATGTTGTGTTTTAGTTTCCACAAGTCTCTTTTATTTTCAAAATAATCATCAATTATATCTGGGCAGTCTGCTATTTCATTTGCATCAACAATTATGTGCAAATCGATATCAGATTTTGGTGTGTAATTGTAATTTGCATTTCCACCTACAAAAATATAATCTCGTATGGCGTTCTTTGGAAATCCTGCCCACTTAGTCCAATAGTCACCAATTTGAATTAACTTTTCTCTTACTTCTGGTTTCAGTTCATATTCATTCCATAATTTTGGATTCAATTCATCATGATATTCAAGAGTGGTAAACTGTTCTTTAATAAAACTTGAAAATGGAACAACTGTAGATTCATTTCTTTCATGTTGAGAAATGTGAATAGCAGTTAATTGTTTCTCTGCCTTTTCTTTGGAATCATGTGTTCCCAGTACTTTTTCACCAGAAGAATCCATTACCAAAAACTTTTTGCCTCTTTTTACGATCATAAAATTATTTATAAAGTAGGTATTTGTTCAAACGGTATATCCTGGAATCCAGATATTTTTGACTGTATTGATTGAAGACCGTAATCTGTCAATTTAAAATTCAAATTATTGGGGTCAACAAATCCATTAAATGTCTCTACGCTTGCAAATGTTGCAGTATTGTATGCACTCAAACCACCGACCCATTCTTCATACAATCCTGCTCCTGTAGCACCCACAATTGGAACTAGTATTGATGAATTATTAATTAAAACATTGTTGTATACTGGAACCAATATTGATTTGTAAGTGTTAAAATTGCTAAAACCTGTAACATCATCTCCTGTAATTGTTAAATCGCCTGTTAACCAAGGCGCTGCAGTAGTGTAAGGTGAAGATCTTATATCGGTTGTCAATATTAGTGTAGGAATTCCAGATGCAAATCTGTCTCTTCCATAGTTGCTTGCATAATAATTCCACCAGTTATATCCTATTATTCTGGGATCACCACTTCCAGCGGTCCCTCCTGTTGGATAATATGGATAATCATTTGGATTCAATAATGCGTATTCATCATCTTGTATTAGTGTCGATAATATGGTGCTGCCATAATATTTGTTAAATCTCACTGAATCAGCATCTGAATTTATAAAAATGTTGTTGTAAACACTATTTCTAACACCACCGTTTAAGAATATGCATTGGCCATAATCTTTTTGCATGTAAAATACATTTTTATAAATTTCAAATCCTGACATAAATCCGTCAATATAAATTCCAGCAGTTATTTGATGTTGATTTGAAGTGCATCCAGATACTTCACCTTGTCTCAATGCAGAATAATATGCTGTTGCTCCAGGAAGGACACTTCCATTTTGGTTGAAAAAATTATATCTAATTTTGTTATTGAAAGATAGATAATCACCGAATGCGTATACTGTTCCAGTATCTTCTGTATCCCTGTTTGTGTCGTAGAAATGATTGTATTCTATTGTGTTGTTTATACCACCAATAAAAATTGCTTGACCTGCAAAGCGTTTAAATAAATTTTGAGATAATGTGTTTCCGACACCACAACATAATATTCCGAAAGACTGAGATGGATTATTTCCTGCACATCTTTCAAAGGTGCAATTTTGAACAATATTTCCAGAGCTTTCTAGAGTTTGATAATTACCACCCGTGCATATTACTCCAGAGAGCCCCACATCAGTAAATGTACAATTATCTACAACTATATTAGTTCCACCTAAATTATTTACTCCATGATATTTTGTATTTGATATATTGCAATTTTTTATTGTAATATTATCACATAAATCTAGTTGTATTGCAGAACCGGCACAATTTTTTAACGTTAGACCATCTATTGTGAGGTTTCTTACTTTAAATAGTTTGATCATAGACAAAATTCCATTTTTTGTATTATGGATATGTCTTGATTGTATATCTCCACCAGATGCTGTATACCCTGTGTTTGGGTTCATTCCAGTCCAACCAGGATAATCAAAGGTATATGTTAATCCAGTTGCAGGAGCGTTTGTTTGATCATTATAACCCCGTTGTGCATATACGGTGTCATTTGCACCCACATAAGATGCACAACCAGCCAAAGCCCTATGTGTCAAACTTATTTCAGAATATTCTGATAATGGTGTTGGTGGATAAAAGTAAAGTTTATTGGTATTTCTGTCAATATAATATTCACCAGAAGAAATATTGTATGGAACATTGGTTACATACCATCTTCTGAGAGCAGGATCGGCATATGTTAAACCACCATCACAGAAGGCATTGTTTGTAACACTATGTCTTGAATTTTTTGACCTTATTGTTATTTCTCTATTAATCTTGTCTATGGCAAGTACTTTATAATATTCTTCAGCCCAATCGTATCTTGCAAAATGCATCATTGTTATGTCATCGTTTACATCCCAATCTGCTATGATTGAATCGTAAGTTGAAGGATATTTAAATATACCATTTATTCCACTAACATCTGGATTTTGAAATCTCCACCCAATAGTTCCTTCTCGAACTATATCCTCTACTTGATCACCTATTTGAGCAGTTTCATTAAAAGAATATCCAGAGTATGTGATTCCAGATGCATTTGGCCATCTAGATGGTTTCATTACATAACCATTATATACTAATTCTGGAATCGATGGCAGTGCGCCCCAACTTTCATTAGCCCCCAAAAGTCCCCACCTATAACCAACATAATGTTGTGGTATTTTGCCCAAATCAAAACTAGAAACATCTGCAACATATACATAAGATCTTGCAGATGGATTGCTACTAAGTTTAGACCACATTGGATCTGAATTTGTTATTAAAGAAAAATCGGAGTATGATAGAGTTTCATCACCTCTAAAAATTACATCTTGATTTGAAAATGCTTTTTTTAATGTTATTGTTCTGTTCTCTGAATTTGTAAAATTATTTTCATCAAGATAAAAACATTGATTACTTTGTGTACCTAAAATTCTATAAGTTCCACCAAGTACTCTTATTTCAATGTCTTTGTTACCGGTATAACCATTTGCATATTGAACTGCTTTAGTTAGGCTTGCTACTGGTCCAGATGTTCCTTCAACATAACTTAATTCTCCAGACCATAAATCATTTCCGAATATGTTAGATACATAAAGATTATAAGAGTCTGCCGTAGATCCAGTTGCTCCCGTAATTCCACCAGTCTGCAGTGTTGTTACATTTTGTTCAGTATACAAATTTCCTTTTAAAATAGAAGTGGTATTTTTTTGTGCAGATACTACTTTTATTTCATATGCCCCAGTTCTTTCTGGTTTTAAAGCATTTGAATAACTAGCACCTATGCAAATATACATTGTTCCAGACAATTCTGATCCTAATCCACCTACTAGACCAGCAGGAGGAGGAACAGTCTCATCAATATACTGAGAATAAGATACTACAGTTGCGCCCGAGGAATAACTTTCTCTTACTGACATATAAAGAGTACAACCATTGAATAAAAATGTTGATCCATCAGAGTTTCTAAAAAATTGAGACCATCTGATTGTATCGCCTTTGGTAAAATTTATGTCTTTATTATATGCCATTCTAATATATTTATTGATCAAAAGAAACAACCCCAAGCGCTTGGGGTTGTCGGGCCAAAGATACGATCTCTGGCGATTCATTTGTATTTATACTTGACTCTTTTGTATTCTATGCCATATTATGGCATATGAAAGACAATGATCTTGAAGAACTTATTTACGAATATGGGCACGTCATGTATCGTTTGGGTAGAATGGAAACTGACGGAAACACTTCTACCAAGGAATACAATAAATTTTGCAATATGCGCGATGAACTAAAGAAGCAATTTGATGAGCATTTTAATTCGGACAAATACACTAACTTGAAAAAGTCTATGGGAGTTAGTTTTGTTTAAAAGTTTGTTTTGCTATTTGTTTAGCAACTTCAGGACTAATTCCCTGTCTTACCATTGAATCCCAGAATTGATCCATCATAATTTTATTAACATCATTCAATTCTTCACTTCTGTCTTGTTTGATTTCAGAAGTTTCAACATTGTAAAGATTGCCTTCTTTTAGTTTATTCATATGAATATTTAGCGGCTGTCGTATAACGGCCATTACCCAGGTTTTCCAAACCTGTGACGAGGGTTCGATTCCCTCCAGCCGCATTAAAAAAAACCTGACCAGCATAACTGGTCAGGTTTTTATGGATTTATAATTTTTGTTTAGTATGAGCCGGAGACGGTCAGCCAAGGAGCATAACCAACTTTTGGCATTGGTTCTTTTCCTAGTTGTCCTTCGATTGCGGCAATATGTCCTAGGGTTTCTTCAACTTCTTCTTTCTTCATGTTCTTGCCATTGGATTTTAACATGTCGGTCAAACCATTGTGATAACCGACCATATCAACGGCTTCCTTGAGTTCCTTCTTTTCCTTCTTCTTATCACGCATTTTCTTTAGGGTTAGTGCAAGACGGGCTCTTTTTCCAGTCTTACCACCTTTGTGAGAAGCAGCCTCAAGTTTCTTTTGTGGAATATTCTTTCCCTTTTTGGTCTTCATGGTCTTTCGCAAAGAACCTTCTTTTTCGATAGCACCTTGAATCCATTTTTCTTTCTTTTCTTCTGTTAAAGTATCGATATCCTCTAGACCAATTTCTTCTAGAAGTTCATCAATAATTGCATCAGAAATTTCAAGTTGCTCGTTAAGATTTTCGATGTAATTTAATAATTCGTTGATTTTATTTATTGTTGGGTCCATGAAACTATTTATATATTCCTAAATATTTGTAACATGTACGACAAATATTTCCAAGCAAATTCTATTACAACTGGTTCAAAAATTCCAAAACACAAAGGAATTTTACTCTCAGGTGGTGCTGCCGGTGTTACTTTTTCAGTTCAATTGCTAAACCAAAGCGGTACTACTTTTAATTCAACTTTAACGGTTTCAGCAAGTCCTTATATTTTACCAATCCAAGTTTATGCTGTAAATGCTTTCAATGGATTAACTGGCTTCTATTTGAATTAATATGTCTAAAGAAATCCGCTGCCTGATCACTAATAAGATCTTGCAGCCCAAGGAATGGTATTGGTTTTCTTGGGAAGTGGATGCTCCGGTATCAGCACAAGGTATTGCAGAAATAGAAATTCGTCGTCACGATCCTGACGACGAATTTGCTAAATTGTTATGGGAAGAGTGGGAATGGTCTAGAGATATCGGTAATCCCGATCTTTAACCCTTAAAGAATCTTGAAATCTTTTGGTTTACGCTTTCGATTCTAATTTGTGGAATTTCTTCTTCTTTTTCAGATTCTTTTTCGCCTTCTTGTTTGAATCTAATACTTAAGGCTCCCTGCCCCGCTCCTTGCATTTCATCAGCAAACTCAGCAGCGTAATCGGCTTCCTCATCTCCCATTACATTGTTTGATGCATCTACGGCAACGTCTTGTGCGTCAGCAACGCCATCACCTGTCAAGTCATCTGCTGGCTTTACATCTTTTGACAAACCAGATTTTTTCATGGCTCTTGCATGGGCCTTTGCTTCTTTTTTGGCACTTTCACCACCAGCAGAAACTGGGGAAATTCTTCCACTCATTATTTCTGCTCGTTGGGCCGCTTCAATTTCAGCAGTTCTTTGTCTGAGTGCTTCAATCTCTGATGCTCTTCCAGATCTTAGTGCAGCAATTCTTGCAGCAACTTCAGGATCATAGTCATCTTCTCTTGCTTCTTTGAGCATTTTTTGACCATTGAAATGAGATTCCATGGCAGCATTTTTCATAGAATGAATCCAACTGTAATAACCTTTATTATTCTTCATATGAATATTTAGTTGACAAAGCATTTCTATATGCCATAATGGTCGCATGGATTATGGATCACATGGTGCAGGCAAAGGAAGTTCTCCTAGACCTGTAAATATGGAACAATACGGTAAAAATTTTGAAGCAATTTTTGGTAAGAAGAAACCCAAAAAAAATTCAAAAAAGAAGACTAAATAATCAGAACTATTAAGCTGCTCGGGATAACTGATACCCTGCAGCAATCAGCGGTGGGGCGCGGGATACCGTAGAAGAACGCGCAGGGCTAGCATTATACTTCCCAGACCTTGATCAGGGCTGGAAAAAGGATTCAATGCCCGATTCGCCATCTTAGCAGAGTGGTAATGCAGTCGCCTTGTAAGCGACA